CTCCTTTCTATTTCAAGGGCTTTGAGGACTAAAGCTGTTTGCTCTTTTGAGACGATAACAGGTGCGGATACAAGAAAGTATCCCCTTCCTCTATCGAATCGAGATTGCAAACGCTTTTGGTCTTCCATAGGTTATTCACCAAAACGCCGGCCTTCCTATCGTTTAAATTTTAGATCATACCATAGATCAAATAAAGCAGGACCTAACGGTCATGCTTTGAACTATTGTATGAGTGATTTACAAGGTGTCCTAAAAGATTCCGAGTTGCTTCAAGCAATTCGTGATCTTGGAGGTCCTCGTTTATCACATTACCTAGATATGTTACTAGGTTATTCTAAACATTTAAGTTTCCTTCTTTTTAACAGATTAGAAACAACCAGAAAGCTGGTCTTCTTCTCTGATAAAGAGGGCAAGACGAGAGAAGTAGCCATTCTTGACTATTTCTCACAGACTGCTCTCAGACCTTTGCACAATTACTTGTTCAAAAGTCTTAGAAAGATTAGACAGGATTGTACCTTTGATCAGACCAAGTACAAGATGCTCTTAGAAGGTTCAGACGAGGATTTCTACAGTATTGACCTAACGGCCTTTACTGATAGATTCCCTGTCCTACTAAATCATAAGCTGTTAAAAGTCAGAATTGGCGCGACTCGCGCAAATTCATGGCTTACAGTAATGACTAGACCCTTTGCTTCTAAGCTCGGTGAGCTTAGTTATGCAGTGGGGAACCCTATGGGAGCATATAGTAGTTGGAACTCAACGGCAATAGCTCACCACGCAATAGTGTGGAAAGCTTGTCGTAACAAGAAGGTGAATTGGTATACTTTACCTTATGCGCTATTAGGCGATGACTTAGTAATAAGAAATCGCAAAGTAGCCTTAGAGTATTGTAGACTAATACGCCAACTTGGAGTTACCTGGTCAAAGGAGAAAACACACGTCAGTCCGCACTTCTTTGAATTCGCAAAACGAGTTCATTGGAGTGGGCATGACGTGACACCTTTTCCAGTTGCTGCATTATATGAGGAACGAAAAGCAGGACCCATAGGTCTTGCCTCGATCCATAATAACGCAACGGACAAAGGCTGGTTTTCACCCGCCGACGGTGTGTCGAAGTGGAAAGGATACCTTGTGAATCAAGGATACTCTTCTGCCTTTCGTAGAAAGACTTTAGAGGCCCTTGACAAGGTATGGAAAGTAATTTCCGTTCTGAGAGGTAACCTGTCTGCACTGGAATTAATTCCTTTTGTGGAGCAGGTTTCACCTTTAGTAGCTAAAATTATTAGTGAAAGAGAAAATGCCGAAGAAATTCTTCGAAATATTCTCCTAAACTCAATAATGATGCTATTTTCAGAATCCCTTGAGGAGTTCTTCTCCGATAAAATAGATGCGAGACCTCTTGGCTTAGTCGCCGAGAATATCACGATCTATGTTACCGGTTTGGAACAACTTGATCCACTTCTACCGATAATGGACCTACCGGAGAGCATTCCACACACTCATGTGTGGGGAGTGATCTCCGAGGAATTTCAAAAGTCTCAAAGGAAAGCTTATCTAATAGATACCCTCCATGAGGGAGTATGGGATGCTACTTTTCG